TGTTAAGTATACTGGTGGTGGTTCTGCAGGAACTGTTGGACATGGATTGTCAGCAGCACCTGAAGTAGTTATTTTAAAATCTTATTCAGGTTCTGATGTTTGGGCTACTTATCATAAAGGAATAGATGCAACCGCACCTGCTGATTATTTTATACAATTACAAAGCACAGCAGCTAGAACTAATAATGCTGATTTTTTCAGTGACACTTTACCAACTAACCAAGTATTTAGTATTGGAGCAAATAGTGCAGTAAGTAACAATGGCTCATCGTTTATGGCTTACTGCTTTGCAGAAAAAAAAGGATATTCAAAATTTGGAAAATATATTGGTAATGGAAATGCTGATGGAACATTTGTTTACACAGGATTTAAACCTGCTTGGGTTATGATTAAAAGCACATCATCTGGTTCTAATAAATCTTGGTCAATTTTTGATACTACTAGACAGACTTTTAATCCTAATGTTAATAAAACTTTATATGCAAATAGAAATGAACCTGAAGGAAGACGAGGCAGTGGTTCAACTAGTTCTACTATTCCAGCAATAGATATGTTATCAAATGGTTTTAAATGTAGAGTTGGCAATGATGAAGTAAATACAACAAATGACTACATCTACATGGCATTTGCAGCAGAACCTCTTGTGGCTAACGTAGGACAAGGTATACCAGCAACGGCAAGATAATTATGAGCAGTATATTAAAAGTAGATACGATACAGGACCAAGACGGTAATCTGATCATCAGTAAAGATTCTGGTGGTGGAGGTTTTCTTAGTCCTTACGCGTCATCATCTGCTCCAATAGTATACACAGTTACAGTTGCAACTAAAACTGCAGCTCACCCTTACAATGGTGTTGGTAGTTCTAATGCATATTTTATAAATGGTATTGAAGCGCCAATCATAGAGTTAAAAGGTAATGATACAGCAAAGCCATATTATTATAAGTTTGATCAATCAGATGGAACTAACTCTGGACACCCAATAAGATTTTATGTTGATGCTGCTAAGACAACAGAATTTACGACTGGAGTAACTAACACAGGCAGTTCACCTGCACCAGGAAACTCAGGTGCAAACACAACAATTGCTGTAGATAAAGATACACCAAGCATTTTATATTATCAATGTTCATCACATGCACACATGGGTAATCACACAATACATAATTCACCAACAATTAACACTGGTGTATTTTTAAAATTACCAACAACTGATGGTACAGCAAACCAAGTAATCTCGACCAACGGATCAGGGACATTATCTTTTGCAGACAGTATTACGTTTCCAACTATCTCATCTATCAGTCCAAGTGTTATCGAGAACAATGCAACCAACGTGGTTATTACTGGTACAAATTTCAAAGATAGTTCTACACCACCTTTTGTTGATGCGATCAATGCATCCACTGGTGCGATCGTGACCGCAAACTCTGTGACATTTACAAGTGCAACATCTGTAACCGCAAACTTTACTTTACCAGTTGACGGTACATATTTTTTAAGATTAGAGAACAATGATGGTATCGCATGTAGATCTGGAACAGCTTTACTAACTGTATCTGATGCACCTGCATGGACAACATCTGCAGGTAGCCTAGGAACAGTGGCCGCTGCAGGATCTGTCAACTTTACAGTTGCTGCAACAAATGCTACAAGCTTTGCTAAGACATCTGGAAGTTTTCCAGGTGGTGTAACTATTAATAACTCTGGTGTGATATCTGGAACTGAGTCAGGGTCAACGCAAACGACTACGTATACGTTTACTATACGAGCAACGGATGCAGAGGGGCAAACAGCGGACCGTCAGTTTTCAATTACAATATCTCATGGAGCGTCGGGAGGAGCACAATTTAACTAATGTCAGCAGCAACTAGAATAGTAAGAACATTTGCAAGTGGAAATCAGAAAAAATGGACTATGTCATTTTGGATGAAAGTATCAAGAATAAATTATACTGATGGTGGAGGCGGAAATTCAAGACAAGTTTTTGGTCAAACTCTATCTAATTATTGTAGATTTATAATAACTGGTAGCACTCAAAAAATACAATTTTATGAAAGTCAAGGTATGGATTTAAGACCATCTATGACTTTTAATGATCCTAACGCTTGGTATCATGTAGTGGTAGCTGTAGATACAGCACAAGCGACAGCATCTAACAGAGTAAAAATTTATATTAACGGTGTACAGCAAACTGCTTTTGATACTGAAACTTATCCAGGACAAAATGTCGATTTACATTTTAATAAATCAGGAACGCATGATATAGGTGGAAGTTCAGCTTATGGTGGTTATGACTACTTTAATGGTTTATTATCGCATGTACATCTTACAGATGGTTATGCCTATGCTGCATCTGACTTTGGTTCAACAGACAGCACAACTGGAGAATGGAAAATAAATACCTCACCAAGTGTTTCTTATGGAACAACTGGGTATTGGATTTTAAAAGATGGAAATGGATTAACAGACCAATCGCCTAATAGTAATGATTGGACACTTTCTACTGGTACACTAACAAAAACAGAAGATAATCCAAGCAATGTTTTTGCTACAATGAATCCTTTGGATAATTATTACCAATCATCAACTTTTACTGAAGGAAATAACACAGTAGAACATGGTCAAAGTGCTTGGACTTATAATACATCAACTTTAAAAATACCAGAAGCTACAAAATTCTATTGTGAGGGAAAAGTAATTGCAATGAACCAAAATACTTGTGGTATAGCATCAAATGTGACTACTGGAAGTGGTGGTAGTAATACAGCTTTACCTAATATTACTGGTGGTGTTGGATTTAGAGGAAATCAAGGCGATGTTTTAAAAGCAACTAGTACACAATCAGGAACTTGGGCGACTTTTACAACGAATGATATTATTCAAATTGCCTGTGATACAGTAAATAATAAATTATATTTTGGAAAAAATGGAACTTGGTTAAATAGTGGAGATCCTACAAGTGGTGCTTCAGGAACAGGTGCAATATCAATAAATGATAATACAGATTACTTTTTTGCTTTTGGAGATAACACCGATAGTGCAAGAGGTAAATGGTCAATTAACTTCGGCAATGGCTACTTCGGAACAACAGCGGTATCTAGTGCAGGGACTAATGCTAGTAATAATGGAATTTTTGAGTATGATGTACCAACAGGATATACTGCTTTATCAACAAAAGGATTAAACTTATAATGGCATACACAACAATTAATAAATCAACAGATCATTTTAATACTAAACTTTATACAGGAAATGGTGGAACACAATCTTTAACAGGTGTAGGTTTTCAGCCTGATTGGGTATGGTATAAATCTAGGTCTAATACTTACAATCATGGATTATTTGATGCAGTTAGAGGTGTAAATAAATTTTTAAAATCAAATTCTTCTGATTCAGAAAGTACATTATCAGGAATAACTAGTTTTGATTCTGATGGTTTTAGTGTTGGTTCTGATGCTGGTGGTAATGGAAATGGTGCTACTTTTGCTTCATGGAACTGGAAAGCAGGAACTGGAGCAGGTTCATCAAATACAGATGGTTCAATAAATACTACTTATACTTCTGTTAATACAACAGCAGGTTTTTCAATATGTTCATACACAGGAACAGGAAGTAATGCTACTGTTGGTCATGGCTTAGGTGCAGTGCCTAAAATGATAATTGTTAAAAATTTAGACCAAAATGATGATTGGTATGTTTATCATGTAAGTAGAGGTGCAACAAAACATATAATACTAAACTCTACTGGAACTGGTGGAACAAACTCAACTTTGTGGCAAGATACTACTCCTACAAATTCTGTTTTTAGTATTGGAACAAATAATGTAGTTAATACAAGTGGAGAAAAGTATATAGCTTACTGCTTTGCAGAAAAAACTGGTTACAGCAAGTTTGGTTCTTATACTGGTAATGGAAATGCAGATGGTGCATTTGTTTATACAGGATTTAAACCTGCGTTTGTTATGATTAAATGTTTTTCTGAGGCTCAAGATTGGATTATGTTTGATAACAAAAGAGACCCACATAATGTTGTGGCAGAATATTTAAGACCTAATCTATCTAATGCTGCAAGTTCAAGTACAAACTATATGGATTTTACAAGCAATGGTATAAAGCATAGAGTTAATGATACTTGGACAAATGGAAGTGGTAGAAATTATATCTACATGGCATTTGGTCAATCATTAGTAGGTTCAAACAATATACCCTGTACGGCCAGATAAAAATGGCAAATGTATATAAAAATTCAGGTTTTAATTTATCAAATACTAATTTAACAACAATTTACACCGTTCCTACTAATAGAACGGCAATTGTAAAAAGTATTCAAATAAATAATGATGACGCTTCTGCAATACAAACAGAAATTTTTTTTACAGATTCGTCCGCTAGTCAAACATATAAAATATACCATAAAGATTTAGCGGCAGATACTACGGATAATGGAGTTATAGCACCTTTGGTTTTAGAATCAGGCGATATACTTAAAATACAAGTAGCTACCGCTAATAAAATTGAGGGCGTTGTAAGTTATTTAGAAATATTTGATGAAAAAAGTGCTTAATTATATTGTTGTTTTGAACAATAATATACTATATTTATGGAGTTAGTACGAATACCGATACAAGAACTTGATAAAGTTTGGCCTATTGTAGATAAAGATATAAGAGATGCTTTAGCTTATTCAAGTCAACTAAACGATTCAAATTTTGTCTATGAAACGGCAAAACAAGGTAAATTTCAAGTATGGGTTCTTTGGGATAATGCTAAAGAACAAACTAACGAAAAATATTTTGGTGTTGTAATTACCGAAATTATAAAAAGAAAATTAGGTAAAGTTTGTCATATTTATATTATGACAGGTAAGCAACGCCACAAATGGCAATATCTTATTAAAGATATTGAAAAGTTTGCTAAACAAGAAGATTGCAAAATGATGGAATTAATAGCAAGACCTGGTTGGCAAAAAGTTTTAAATAACTTTGGGTATAATAGAACCCATGTTGTTTTAGAAAAAAAAATTAAACAAGAGGAGAAAAAATGAGTTTTGGAGGAGGAAGTTCTAGCGGTAGCACACAACAAACAGGCGTTACGCCTTATGCACCTGCTCAACCAGCATTAAATCAAATTATTAGTGAAGCCGGTAATCTTTACAATCAAGGAGTTGCGGCTTCAGGTTATGTTACACCAACACAACAAACATTAACAGGACTTGCACAACAAGAGGCTATGGCCGGTGCAGCTAATCAACAACTTGCAGATACTTTATCCGGAAAATTTTTAAATCCTTTTTTATCTCCTTTATTACAAAAAACAGCTTCGGATATTGCAACAAATGTTAATTCTCAATTTAGCGGTGCAGGTAGAACACCTGGTTCGCCAATGAATCAAAATCAAATTGTAACACAAGTTGCCCAAGCAGCTTTACCTTTAGCTTTCGGCGAATACGGACAAGAAAGAAATAGACAATTGAATATTGCTTCTAGAGCTCCGTCATTATTTACAACCGGAAGACAATTAGAACAATTAACTAGAGAACAGAATTTAGCACCATTTCAATCTTTACAACAATACTCCGGAATAGTATCGCCGATAGCGGCAGGATTTCCGGTAACTAATCAACAAGTAAATACAAGAGCTAATCCATTAACTACGGCTATGGGTGGTGCATTAATAGGTTCTGCAATACCTGGAATTGGACCTCTTATTGGTGGTGGTGTTGGTTTATTAGGGGGATTATTATAATGGATAAAATAAAAAAAATTATTTTTGATATTGAAACTAAAATAAAAAACAAACCTGCAAAACACATTTTGGCCATATATATTTTAGTTGCAATTGCAATAATATTTTAAGGAGTTCAAATGTTATCAGATAAAGGTTATGCTATACAAGGCGGTGTTAAAAATTTTCTTGGCGAAACAGAAGAAGTAACAGCTCCTAAATTTTGGCAATCTTCTGAAAATAGCCCACCAACAGAATTATCTTATATTACGGACGCAGAAAAAAATCTTTTACTACAAGCTAATCTTCATGGTTCATTAGTGAACAATCAACCTAATATCGGTGCTTCCGGTATTTTAAGTTTTGATGGTTATGGAGATGCTAGTGATGGTTTTGGTGGCGGAAGTTCTGGACCTGCAGGTGGAGCTTCTTCCGGAGGAAATTATGGTGGCGATAGTTCAGGCGGAGTAAGTACAAATGATATGAGCGGTGTAAGTAGCGGAGGTAATAATAATAGTTTTGATTATGAAACAGCGGCTTACGGTGCACCTGATACTATTTCTAGTGTTACAAGCACAAATAATAATAATGATTTTTCTGACCCACAATTACCACCAGGTGTTATTTCACAAAATTTTGATTACGAAACAGAAGCATATTCAACCGGAACAAATGATATTGATGCTGGTTATGGTTTAGGAAGTATAGAAAGTTCTTTTTATAATCCTGAAACAAAACAAGTTACTATAACACAAACACCTGGAATTATTACAACGGAACAATATCAAACGGCAAATTTAGAAGCATATCTTGATTCAAACGCTGTTTCTAAAGAAGATAAAATAAATACCTTAAATCAATTACAAGCTCTTTCTAATTCTAATTTAAAAGGAAGTAAATTATCCGATATAGAAACAGATTTTGTTGTAGATAATTTAGATTTAGCTTTTAACAATGTTAAAAATCAAACTAAATATAGTGAATTTACTTCTTCAATTGACGAAGATGCTTCAACTTTTGCAGGAGATTTATCGGATAATCCTTTAGGAACTGTAGCAAAATCTGGGGGTATATTAGGTACTATGATTAGAGGGGTTACAGATACTTATAAAAATAATAAAGCATTAGAATTATTAGGATTTACAGGCCAAACTATAAGATACAATCCCAATGACCCTAATGATTTTAAATATAGTGGAAATTATCTTACCGGAAATGTTAGCGGTGGGGAAAGGGAAGCTATGAACCAATTAACGCCTTTAGCGGCTAATGTTGTAGGAAATACGACACCGGTTAATTCTATGGTAAATAATTACTTTGCTAATCTAGGTAATCAAGGATCTGCTTCGGCTGTGCAAACAGCATACGATCAGGCTAAAGCAAACCTTAATATGATACTTACCCCTACAAACCAGCAATTTGGCTATTCTGCGGCTTTCCCTGGCGGTTTTACAATGGATAATTTAAGCAATAACCCTTATAATATTGATTATATGAAAAATAGAGGACTAATATAATGTTTGATAAAAGATTTAGAGAAATGTTGATGATGGACTATGCAACTAAAAACCAAAACACAGGTGTTTTAGGAGATACTAATAATGTTAGTACCGGTTTATTAGAAAACACAGGTGGTTTTTTTGGTAATCTAGGTAACATAAATCCAAACATTTTATTAGGTGCAAACATAGTTGGGCAAGGCATAAAAGGTAATGACCCTTTTAGTTCTTTCTTACCTGCTGTTCAAGAAACAGGTAAAATTCAATCTAACTTTATGCAAATGGAAGAAATGAAAAGAAAAATGGAAGAAAACAAAAAAGCTAGAGCTTTAGCAGATAAACAAAGAAGTTTCTTTGAAGCCCTACCTGACGATCACCCATTTAAAGATGTTGCTAAAGCGTTTCCAGATAAAGCAGCCGCTGGTATTGTAAATCTTGAACTACAAAAAATTATTGAGTCAGGAAAAGATGCAAAAGATAAAAAAAACCAAGCATTTAAATTATTAGAAATGAAAAACAAAGATGAACAAACTTTCTTTAAAAATTACAATGATGACAAACAAGTAGAAAATTTTAATGAATCAACTGTTCAACTTAAAAAAATGTTAGCGGCATTAGAACAAGATACAGGTGCCGGTGATGTAGCAGCAATTTTTGCATTTATGAAAACACTAGACCCTAATTCGGTTGTAAGAGAGTCAGAATTTGAAGTAGCGGAGGGTACAGGTGGTTCTACTTTTTTAAGTTTTGAAAAAGCATTTCAAAAATGGCAAAAATTAAAAACAGGACAAAGATTAACAGAAAGAGAAAAAGAAAACTTTAAAAATGCTGCAATAGCATTTCATAATTCATCAGAAGGTGCAATTGATAACATTAGAAAAGGATATGAAACAGTAGCGGCAAACAAAGGTTTGAATATTGAAAATATATTTGTTGATAGTGATTTAAGACCATTATTTATAAAAGAAATGGTTCAAGATGGACCTCCAGGTCAAATGACGGAAATGACAGGTAGATTACCATCTGGAACAAGATTAGTAGATTATCAAAATGGAGAATTTTTCTTTAAATTACCAAATGGAAAAATATTTAAAATTAAAGGTTAGTAATGGCAACAACTTTAGAATATGTAAGTCAACTTCCAAAAGACAGAAAAAAAGAATTAATTACTTTAGAAGAAGTACCTAACAAAGTAAGATTTCTAGTTGAAGCCGCACCTAATATGGCTTCAAAAGTAGCAACACTTCAAAAATTTTATACAGATGTTCAACCTCTTGAGGGTAATAATTTTATAGTTACCGATAAAGACGGAAATAGATTTCAATTAGATAATAAAAATAAAACAAATTTAGCGGACGCAATAGATTTAGGTAAAGAAGCTGCGGAATTAGTAGGTTCTATTTATGGTGCAGCAAAAGGCGGTGTTGCTGGAAGTGTTGTACCGGTAGTAGGAACAGCAGGTGGTGCAATAGTTGGTTCTGGAGTTGGTATGGCAGCCGGAGCTGAATTGTTTGAAAGAGTTGGCCAAATGTATGGTGCTGAAATTTTAAGAACTAACAAAGAATGGGCAGCACAAAGGGGAACGGATTTTGCTTTTGGTTCAATAGGACAAGCGGTGGCACCATTATTATTAAAACCTTTAAAAGGTGCAATAACAGGTTTTGGAAAAACAGGTGTTGCTACAAGTAAAAGATTATCAGATTATATAGACGCTGGTGTTACACCTTCTTTAGGACAAGTAACACAAAAAAGAGGTATGCAAACAGTTGAATTGTTATTAGGTAATTTTCCAGGAAGTTCAGGTAAAATAGCAGCTGTTGCTGGAAATGCACAAAAACAATTAGGCGATAAAGTTTTATCTACCGCAAAAAGTTTAATAGGAAAACCTGTTATTCCAGATGAATCAATAGTTGGTAGAGCATTAAAAAATTCTATTGATGGTGTAAATAATACTAAAAGTTTTGTTGGTTTATTTAATTCTAAAGCAGGAACATTATTTGGTAAATTAGATAAATATATTAAAAAAGATGCTTTAATTGATTTATCAAAAGCTAAAGGTAGTACAATTAATACTATTCGTTCTTTAGCTGACGATATTCCAGGTGCAAAAAATGTAGGCGATCAACTTAAAAGCCCTTTTATAAGTGATTTATTTGAAAACATAACAAAAGATATTACAAAAAATGGAGAACTTCCTTATGCGGCTGTAAAAGCTATAAAACAAAAAATAGGTAAAAAAATGGCTTCTTTTGATTTAATACCTGATGTAGAAAAAGGACAACTTAAATTAATTTACAAAGCGTTAAGCGAAGATTTAAAAATAGCAGCTAAAAAATATGGTGGCGATAAAGCTGTAAAAGAAGTTATTAATTCTAATAAATTTTATAGTAAAGGATTACAAAGAATAGAAGATTATTTGCAACCAATAGTAAATGCAGCAGATCCTGATAAACTTGTTATGTCTTTATTAAGTTCAGGTAAAGAAGGTGCAACTAGACTTAACGCCGTTAGAAATTCTTTAGCAAAAGTAAATAAAGCTACGGCAAACGATAATTATAAAATTTTAGTATCAAACATTCTTGAAAGATTAGGTCGTATGCAACCTGCCCAAACATTTGGCGGCGATACTGTAATGACTGCCGGAAGATTTTCTTCGGAAACTTTTTTAACTAATTTTAGTAAATTATCAGAAAAAGCAAAAGATACTTTATTTAGAAATGCACCTTTTGGAAAAGAATTTCAAAAAAATTTACAACAAGTTTTAAACATTTCAGATAACATTAGAGCTAGTGGTAAGACTTTTGCTAACCCAAGCGGAACAGCAGATAGATTAGTCGGACAAGGTTTAATCTTTGGTGGTGGTGCAACTGCATTTACAGGTAATCCGGCTTTTATATTATCCGTACCTTTAGTTATTGGTAGTGCAAGGGTAACGGCAGGTTTGATGACTAACCCTAAATTTATAGGTTGGTTAGCACAAGGAATTAAAATATCCGGTAATAAAGGTGCTGACGCTGTAATTCAACATTTAGGAAAACTTGGAGTTATTATGGCAAACGCAGATAGTGAAACAAGACAATTTATCTATGAGTATTTACAAATGCTTCAAGGTAAAAAAGGGGAATAGTCTAATGGCTACACAATCACAAAAAAACGAAAAGGAAATAATTAAATTACAAGGCGAATTAAAATTAATTAATAACAAAATAGACACTATAAAGAACAATCATCTACAACATATTGATTACAAAATTAATAACATTTATAAATTAATATGGCTGATTCTAACAATAAGCATAAGTGGACTTGTCAACTTGGTGATTACACTTCTTCAATAATATCCGATAGACAAAAAAGAACTTCACAAAAAGGTACGGCAAGTGAATATGAAGCTATTGCTCAATTAACAAAACAAGGTTATTTTGTAGCCAAAGCGGTAGATCCTGCTTGTCCGTTTGATATTGTTATTGTTAGTAAAAAAGGTAAAATAGAACTTTTAGATATTAAAACAAATACCTATCGCAAAACAAATAAAGGCGTTAGTTTAGAAGATAAAGCTAAAGGCACATATAAAATTTATAGAGCTCCTACTAAACATCAAAAACAATTAGGTATAAAATTATTTATGATTGATTATGAAAGTTAGCGAAAACACATCAATATCAATGCCAATGAAAAATTTAATCAGCATAGTTTTTGCTGTAGCTGTTGGCGTTTGGGCTTATTTTGGTGTGGTAGAAACTTTAAATAAACACTCTACAAAATTAGAGTTAATGGAAAAAGATTTAGAAGCTAATTCTGAATTTAGAATTAAATACCCAAGAGGGGAATTAGGTCAATCTTCAGGTGAAGCAGAGCTTTTTATGTTAGTTGAACACATGGCAGGTTTAATTGAAACTATGGACGAAGAATTAAAAGGTATGAGAAACAATAAAGTAAATATTGATTTTCTAAAAGAACAAATATCAAAACTACAATCTGATGTAGAAAAATTAATTAGAAATGGAAGCGGACACTGATGATAGAAATGGTATTTGCATTACTTCTTTTACAAGATCATAAAATTGTTGAGCATAGGTATCATGAAAGTTTAAGTTCATGTCTTAAAGCAAAAAGATACGCAATGAAAGATAGAAATAGTAAAGATAGGGTTGTTTTTAAATGTATTCAATCTAAAGCAAACATAGAAATTTATATGGGAGAAAAAAAGATAACATCTTTGATATTAGAATAATGGATAAATTTTTTTATAGTTTTTTTAATTTATTAGATAAATTTTCAACACATTTAGATAATGTGTTTTTTCCAAAAAAAAAGAAAAGAAAAAAAAAGTGTAAAGATTGTAAATGTAATTGTCATTGTGAAGATATATTACATGCTCATTGGTACGATGGCGATCTTTGTGCTTGTGATAATTGCAAACATTAAGGATTTTATGAGGCGATACTATGGAATATTTACTTATAAAACTAGAATGTTTATTAAGAAAGTTATATGGTTTTGTTTGGCGGCAAAGAATAAAATTTACTTTAAAACATCTTAAAAAAAGGAGATAGTTATGTGGTTAAGTGCAATTAAACTGGCTGTAAATGCAGGTTCGCATATTTATAAAAAGAAAAAAGAAACGCAAATGCGTATGGCGGACGCACAAATGCTTCATGCAGAAAAGATGGCCAAAGGTGAGTTAGAATACTCCGGAAAATTATTAGAAGCAAGACAATCGGACTGGAAAGATGAGTTTGTTTTAATTGTACTCACTTTACCAATTTTAGTAATTGCTTATGGAGTTTTTTCAGATGATCCAGGTGTTTCTGCTAAAATAAAAGAATTTTTTGAGCAATTTCAACAACTTCCATCATGGTTCACTAATTTGTGGATTTTGGTCGTTGCATCAATTTACGGAATTAAAGGTACACAGATTTTTAAAGGCGGAATGTCTAATAAAAAATAATGTCCGATAATTTAGATCTGATAAACGAATATAAGGATCAAGTTAGAATTCTTAAACAAGAAGTGGCAGAACTTCAAGATGCCGGTAAATCTAAAGATTCTGCTAACAAAAGATGTTTGCAAAAACTTGAACATTCACAACAAGATTTAGAACAAGCAAACAAAAAAATTAAACAATTAGAAGAAGAAAATAAAAAACTTACGGAAAAAAAATAATGAAATATGTTTTATTTATGATTATGTGTTCAGGTATTGCCGAACAATGTATGCCCCCTCATCAAATGGAAACTAAATATAATGATATGTATAATTGTTTAAATGCTGGATATAAAGAATCTTTAGCTAAATCAAAAGAAATAGGAAGACAACAAATAAACGAACATCAAATTTATCTAAAATTTGTTTGCAAAGAAGAAAAAGTTATAGTACCAAAACCAAAACCAAAAATAGAAGCATGAAACTTACAAATAATTTTTCATTAAAAGAATTAACACAAAGCCAAACGGCATTAAGAAATGGTTTAGATAATACCCCAGACGAACAACAAATAGATAATTTAAAAAATATTTGCGAAAAAATACTCCAACCATTAAGGGAATTTTATAATTTACCTGTTAAAGTTACTAGCGGATTTAGAAGTGAACAATTGGCAACTATGATAGGCTCAAAGCCAACAAGTCAACATTGCAAAGGCGAAGCGGTCGATTTTGAAATACCAGGTGTTGACAATAAAGAAGTAGCTTCAAAAATAAAAAATGAATTTACTTTTGATCAGCTAATTTTAGAATATTACAATGACACTGATATAAACTCAGGTTGGATTCATGTTAGCTTAAAAAATACAACATTTGAAAATGATAATAGGCAAATGTCTTTAATTAAAGACGAACAAGGTTACAAGGAATGGCAATAAACAAAGCTAAAATGAAATGCAATAGCCCTAGAAGACAAATATCTGGGGGTAAGAAATTCGTAGTCAAAGCATGTAAGAATGGTAAAGAAAAGATAATACGATTTGGAGATGCTAATATGACAATAAAAAAAAATAACCCTGCAAGAAGACGGAGCTTTAGGGCTAGACATAGATGCGATACAGCTAATGATAAGTTTTCGGCAAGGTATTGGTCTTGTAAAAAATGGTAAAATCAATTATAAAATTCATAGTGAAAGCTAGAATGCTGTATGCTGATTTAAGAGGTCATCATGGTAAAAGATGGAATTACGAACCCTCAGATTGGTATATGGGAAATAATAAAAACAAAAACAAAAAAAAATAGGAGAAAAGTTATGCCAATGGGAACAGGAACTTATGGTTCAAAAAAAGGTAGACCGTCAAAAAAAAATAAAAAAATGAATAAAAATAAAAAGAAAAAGAAAAAATAATGTTAACATCAAAACAAAAAACTCTTCCACCAGCATTAAAGAAAAAAATTATTGCGGCGAAGATGAAAAAGAAAAAAAATAAAAAGAAAAAGTAATGGCCAAACTATGTGCTAGAGGTAAAGCCGCTGCAAAGCGAAAATTTAAAGTGTACCCATCAGCGTATGCTAATATGTATGCTAGTGGAGTTTGCAGCGGAAAAATTACACCTGGCGGTAAAAAGAAAAAAAAGAAAAAAAGATAATGGCCAAAAAAGGATTAAGAAGCTGGGTTTCCGAAAGATGGGTTGACATAGCAAACAAAAGGTCGGACGGAAGCTACCCACCATGTGGACGAAGCAAAGGGGAAAAAAGAAAAAACTATCCCAAATGTGTACCCATTGCTAAAGCCAGATCAATGTCTTCTTCACAAAGAAGAGCCGCAGTTTCAAGAAAACAAAGTGCCGAAAAAAAATCAAGAAAAGGCAAAAAACCGAATTACGCAAGAACTTAAAAAGTTAGGTGTAGCTTTCGTTGTAAAGCTGGGATAGACGGTGGGATAAGATTAACTTTTCCAATAGTTCATTGCATTAATTAAGTAATCAGGGTCTAGTTCATTCTTCCATTTAAAGTTTTCAAAATCCGGTTGAATGTAGTCTTTGATTACTTTTGCGTCATTGCTTATTGATAAGAGGTTTTGCCTAACTTTACATCTTTGAATAAAATTAGGCAATCTTGACATGATAGCCTCCGGTTTAAGTAAGTCGTAATTACCGGCATGAAAAACTTTAAATGTTTCTTCATTTATATAACAAATATAAATTGGTAGGCCGGTTGCATAATGGTAAAAATCCGTTTGCAAAAGGTGGTCGCTAGTTGGTTTATCCGGTAATTTTACAGTTAACCATGATCTAGTATTATCTTTTTTAAGTCTTCCTTGTTTTGGAAACTTACATTTATCCTCAATAACCATTTTACCTTTTAAATCAGCGTAGCCATGAACAGGAATTTGTATTCCGTCAAAAACTTTATATGCTTCTATTTCCGGCTTACACTTATCAAAGTCAGGTATTGTTTTATGTGCTTCATGTCCATTAATAATCATTCTTTCAATTATTGTGCAAAAATGATTATAAGCGTCTAGTTCTACCGGATCAGGTATAAGTCTTTTTAACTTTTCATTTACCGGTACAAAATTATTGCTTGACATTATCTTTCACCTCCCATTCCGGCTTTAATACTAAAGGTTCTTCTAATTGCGGAATAAAATAAGATAAAGGTTTTTTTAAATATTTTGATACGGCTACAAGTTTGCAAATAGGAATTTTGTTTGTAGCTTTTTCATATTTCTGTATCTGTTGAAATGTTACTTTTATTGCGTTGCCTAAATCTGTTTGTGTTACAAATTTGTCTGGCATTTTTCTATTTGGATTTGTTGGTAATATATTTCTACTAGCTTTAGTTCTAGCTTCTTTAATTCTAGTACCTATATGTTTATATAGTTCTATATCGTCTTGTGTAGTATGTGTTAATTGACTTGGCATGTTTCCTTTCTTTGAAGACATAAATACCCTAACCCTAAAATACAATTTTTAATTTAATTAGTATTTAAGTATAAATACTATCTTGTCTATTTTCCAAAACAGCAATCTTTTCATGCAAAACAGGTAATTTGTCTTGGTATTTACGAATCATTCTTTTATGTTTGTTCATTCGTTCCACCCACCTGTTTTTCTTTGCTTTTAGATCCCTGATTTGTTTGGGATTTATGTTCATCATTATCCTTACTGACTAATTTAATTTTTGACCCAAGACTACGCCTGTCAGTAATTGTTATTAATGCGTCTTCTTTGGGCATTTCTTGTTCATGAGCTTTTCTAGTAGCTTCCTCTACCGAATCGCCAACAAAAAATTCTTTAAAATTTACAATCATTTCTTGTAAAGTATTCTTTTCAACTTTAGCCATTTAATACAATGTTTCTTCTATATCCTTTTAAACGCTTTAAATCTTTTCTTTGTTCTAATTTAGTAATCAAAACAGTTACCGAATTTTTACTTTTAAAATCCAACGCATCAGCCATTTCTTGATAAGTTGGATAATACTTGTTCTTTTTGACATATTTTTTAATGAAATTCAATAGTTTCATCATTAAAGGTGTCATAGGAATAGTTGTTTCACTTGCCATTATTTTCTTCCATTTTAAGATTCCTATTTAATTCGTTATATCCATTTATGTCATCATAGGTATCTTTTTTATATTTTTTATTTGTAATTGAACGCCATAATTTAACTAAAGTCATGCAAATACCAAAAATATTATTTGGGCAACGAACTTGATAACCATTAAAAGCCGATAAAATACTTTCTAACATGCCTTTAAAAGCATAACTTGTAGAACTAAAACTACCATATTGTTCTTGTTTGGTTTTTAAAAGTTTTTCTAGTTCTTTAGTTATTTCGTTTATATTTTTAATATTATTTGTCATGGCCTAAATCATAATTAAGTTGTTCTTCATAACCCATATAATAATTGTTGTTTAAATCTTTACAATAATGGCCAAACACATGATAATTTTTATAAGTAGCATAAGTTAATGGTTCATATTGTTTATGATTTTTATTCTTTACAAATTTTACATTGTTATAAAATGCTTCTTCACAAGTTATAGGTCTTAATGTAAAGCCAATAGGTATCTTAACGGCAGCATAACTATCGCCAACAATTATTAACAAGTACAAAAAAAACACTTTCACTAAATATCAAAAGCATTACTTGGTTGTGATTGTGTTTGTTGTTGTTCTTTTGGTTTTGGATCATTTTGATAACCGGCAATATTTGGACTATCTGATTGATCATTTAACCAACCTATTAAACTTTTTTCATTAGGGGCTACTTCCGGTGCATGTAAATTACCGGTAAATTTATTATCATCGCCTCTAAATAAAACACCTACTTGGGCAAAAATTCTTATGAATTTAGTACCTTTAGCAGAAGTTCCTTTACTTCCTAATATTGTTCCCTTTTCGCCGTTGGCTAACTTTGTGTTGCCGGAAAAATCTATTTTTACAGATTTTTCATGGTTTGGGTTATATGGAAACAGCACCCAGTCTTTTTGCTTACCAGCCTGATTTGACATTTTGTCCTCCGTTGTTTTTGATTGTATTAGCTTTGGTATCAAATACTTTCTTTATTCTTTCATTTTCCGTTTCCCATTTAGAATATAAAGCATTTAATTTTGTTTCAGTCTTTTGACTTTCAATTTGTTTTTCAATTGAATTATTATTAGGTTTATTTTGATTGTTTAATGCGTTAGCTAGTTCTTCGGCCGAAGCAAATTCCGTACCATGCAGTCCGAAACTTGCTAAACATCTTCCTAAACTTGATGTAAAAGCATTTTCTAAAGCCGAAGTTCTATTAACAAAACTTGCATCTCTTTTTTCTTCTGCATGGCCGGTACTATAAGGAGTATCGCCTATATACAAAGTCGTTTTAGTTATAACTTTTTTATCATCTTGATAAATTAATTGTTCGTCTATTTTAGATTCCGGAAAAAATTTTAGTAAATGATTATGTCTGGCTGCCACCGTAAGATATTCTTTACCTTTAAAATCTATTTTTTTTACTTCTTTGTCTAATTTTTCAATACATTCTTTTCTTCTATCTTTAAAAGAACCTTTACTTTTTTCTTCCGTCTTTTGTGTCATGTTTCCTTTCATTTTCATTTTTTTGTTCAATATCCTTTAATGCTTTAGCATGTATATAACTTTGATTTTTAGCTTTATTTCTTTCCGATTGTTTTAAATCTTCAACTTTCTTTCTTAAATCGGTAATTTCTTGATCCCTTTCTCTTATCAAAGTATCTTGTTTTTTTACTTGTTTTGTAAGATTACGATTTTGTGTTTGTAATTTTGCTAGTTGCTCCAGCATTTGGTTTGCCTTTCATTATTTCATTTATAGTTAGTTTATGAACTATGATGTCTTGTAAAGCTCTACCTACAATTCCACCAAAGATCATTTTCATATTAGGGGGCTGCTTCTTCCTATCTTTTTCATCAAGAACGCAATAGTTGTAAAACCATTGATCCGTTGATTTAGTTAATTGTGAGGGAGAAAGATGATCTGCGGAGAAACAACCCCCCTCCTTTCTATGCTTCCACATCTTACCTATTTTAATTAACATTGATTCGAAACCTAATACAAATCTTGTAAAAAAACAATACATATTTTCATTGATTTTAAAAATAATATTTTATAAATCTAGGTTATGGGTTTTCGAATCATTAAATATAAAAAAAAACGAATCAAAGTTTTATGGGAAAATTGCGGAGATTGTCATGCAATATTCTATCCGGATTCCCTTATTCTGCGAATCAATCCAAACTTGTCAAAACAAATGATGGCACAAACATTGTTTCATGAACTTTGGCATATTATTTGTTGGGTAAATAAAATTAACATAAATAAAATCGGCGAAGAAAAAACAGCTCTTTTGGCCGAAGAATTTATTCCCATTTTAAAATCTAACAACAAGTTACGGAAATTGATTAATGAATATTTACGGTGATATAACAATTTGTAGTGTACTTAGTTGTGATAACAAAGCTGATGTTGTTGAAAATCATAGGGATTACTGCGCTGAATGTTGGTGGAAAAGATTTTCAGGAACTAAAACATCGTTAAAAAAATATGAAAAAAATATGGTAAATGAAAAGGAGCTTGAAGATGAAAAAAGAAGACAAGAAGATATTAAAAGTTTCAAAGAAATATAAAATTATTTATGCTGACCCACCCTGGTATTTTAAAAGTTATTCTAAAAAAGGTGAAGACCGTAACGCTACCAAACATTATTCTTGCATGGAATTTAACGATTTATTGGCTCTTAATATCAATGATATTGCTGATATGGATTGTTGTTTGTTTATGTGGGTTACTGATCCTTTTTTGGAAAAATCTTTTAAGTTACTTAAACAATGGGGATTTAAATATAAAACAATCGCTTTTACATGGGCTAAAAAAAATAAAACAAATGATAATTTCTTTATGGGATTAGGTTATTGGACAAGGGCTAACCCTGAAATTTGTTTGTTAGCTACTAAAGGTAAACCAAAAAGATTTTATAAAAATGTAAAACAATTAGTTATTGATAGCCGTAGGGAACATTCAAGAAAACCGGATATTATTAGAACTAACATTGTAAATCTTTGCGGCGATTTACCAAGAATTGAATTGTTTGCTAGGCAAAAGGTTAAAGGTTGGGATTGTTGGGGTAACGAAGTTTGATTGTCAAATTAGAACCTTACGAAATAGAAATGGCTTCGCAAGTTGCTAATAAAAGATATGTTGAAAATATAAAAATGAAAAAAACTTTTGGGCATGGTTTTAAAGGTACGGAAGAAAAAACATTATCTTTAGGAATTATTGGAGCAATGGGCGAAGTTGCATATTGTAAAGGTAAAAATGTTTTTTTTAATGGTAGTTATACCGATACTTATAGCCGTTACGATAAAGCTGATGTTGGTAAGGATATTGAAATAAGAACACAACAAAGAAAACAAAACAATACTCTAATTATAAGGCCAATAGAAAAAAAGGGTAGATATGTTTTGATTACTTATGAGGGCAATCACACCTATACAATACAAGGTTGGTTTCCATATTTTACAAAGCTAGAAGATAAATACCTCACAAATTTTGGCCTTGATAGACCTAAATGCTGGAGTATTCCTATAAAAGATTTATACAACATTAACGATTTATGACGGACAAAATTAATTTTAAAATTTTTAAGCCATTCGGTTCTACATTAGCAAAAGCCACATTACCTTTAGAATTAATTAAAGATTTCAAAGAAGATTTAAAAAAAATAAGACAAGACAAACAAAAAAGAAAAGACCATGATTGGTCAAAAAGACTTGTTGGCCATGTTGCCGAAGAATATTTAATTTCGCCGGAAATAATGTTAAAATGGAAAAGAAAATTCTTTGACCCTATTATGGTTTCTTATACCAATGCACATTTTAGAGAAGAAACTGTAAAATCAATATTAATTAATTCAGCTTGGTATGTCATATCTAAACCCAACGATTACAACCCAATTCATAGACATACGGAATACACAAAAAACAAAAATTATCATTTATCAAGCGTAGGTTACTTACAAATTCCGCAATCAATGATTCCTACGGAAAATGCAAAAGAGCATAATGATTTTTCCGGTAATACAGAATTTGTAGAGGGTTCGGAGGGTATGTTCAATGATTCTAATTACAGGGTTATGCCAAAAGATATGGAGCGTACTTGGATTCTTTTTCCAAATAATCTTTCACATCAAGTTTATCCATTCAATTCTACAAACAAAGACGAAGAAAGAATTTCTTTTAGTTTCAACGCTACTATTAATTTTGAAGAAAATATAAACTAATCAAAGCTAGTTCTATTATTATAATTGTTTCTAACATAACTACCCTTACCCTTTTTCGGTTTTATTATTCGTAATTTGTAATATGCTTTTATCAAAGTCTTCGCAATAGGATTTTTTTTTAAATTTGTTTTCATAATGTTTATAAATAATACCTTTAGAAGATAAAATATTTTTTAAGGTTAATCTTGCTACTTCTTTAATATCAATAGTTTGTTCAAGTTTCATTTTTTAACCTTTCTTCTATAATAGGAAGTATATCTTTATTTATTTCAGAACCAACCCATCTTCTTTCATTTAACTTACAAGCTATCGCCGTAGTGCCGCTACCTAAAAAAGGATCATAAACAACTTCGCCAAGTTCGGTAAAACAATTTATATGTCTAGAACATATTTCAACCGGCATAGAATTTTTAAATCCGCTTGGTTTAATACAAAATATATCTTCTAAAATTCTTTTTGTTGGCGGTACTTTTCTTTTGTTTTGTGTAAAGGTAATTAAATGTTGATAAGGTAATTTGTATAAATCTATATTAAAAGACTTTACCCAAATTTTATAACTATGGACTTCCCACCCTATACTTTGAAAAGCATCTATTACTTCCTTATGCTTGGTAATTACACCGCCGTTGCCTCTTCTATCGGTTATGCAAATAGTAACAAAACCATTGATAGGATTAAAATTTTCAATATATCCTTTAATCCAAGTATAATAACTTTCTTTTAATGAAAGCCCTATTTCGCTAAAGTCTGGCGGCGAAGTAATAATATAATTATATTTAAACTTTTTATTTGTTAGGCGTTTAATACAATTTTCATGGTAGAATTTATTTAACATTTTTTATATAATCTTTAGCTTCTTTTTCGGTTGCAAAAAATTTTTTTGTAAATACTTCCATATTTAAATGATTTAATAATTTACTTAATTTAATTTTTTTGATTCGTTTTGTTCCATTTAAAACCCTATAAACATATAAATCTTTTTTAATTGTCATATCTTTTTAAAAACTAATACATTTTGATGTATTTTAACTACCTTTCTATTTTTCATTGCAGTATTAGCTCTTACACTAGCTGAACCAATGGCATTTAATAAGATAATTTCATTATAGAGCTTCATTCCACATTTTTTAAAAGCGTTAATTGTGTCCGGAACAAAGCCGTAATAATATCCTTTTTTATCTCTAAATTCGCCCACAACAAAACAAGCCAATTCCCCTTGTTTTAATATCTTGCATGACTTTGCAATAATTGATTCGTATATTTTTAAAAATTGTGGATATTCCATGTTAGAAATATCGTCTTGCATATCGCTATAAATTTCAAGATTACCATAAGGCGGACAACTAAAAATAAAATCAAATTCTTCCAATTGATTACTTTGTACGCCGTCATTTAAATTGTCTAAAATTTTATTTGAATTGCCTACAATCCATTTGGGCTTCTTTTCTTTTTCTTCAAAAATTTTGTTAGCTTGTTCAATGTTGCTTTCAACTTGTTCAGGGCGTAATTCAATACCGGTATAATCATGCCCCATAGTAGCCGCAACAATACCCCTAACCGAACCCCCTGCGAATGGGTCTAATATCCTTGCATTTTCTTTACCGCTAAACCACAAATAGGCCAATTCACAAACAACCGGATCAAATATACTATGTTCGCCGACATCTAGTATTCTTTGGGTAGATTCGGCCGGTTTTTTTCCGCTTCGTTCGGCTTGTCTATGCCTACCGGCAAAATGAGCTCCATCAACCTTTCGCCCTAGTTCGCTTTCTATACCTAACGCTTTCCATTTATTTCGTCTTCTTTGCCAAGAACCTTGTTTGGTATCAAATACCGAAAATGGCGGTTCTAGGTATTTATCCCTTAATTCAAATTTTTTGGTTACTTCATTACCAAATAAATCAACTTGAATATTTTCTTTGGATTGTTTAAAATCTTCCGCCATTAATTATTTCCATGCCGAACCCTTAAAGCTATCAACTAAAGCCATATTAGAACCATTAACGGCATAAATCATTATTTTAGCTTTATTGTCTTGCTTAATAATGCTTTTACCTTTTTGAATAGCTTCTTGCTTGTTAGGGTATTCAAATCGTTGTCTATCCCCTAACGGCTTCCAATTGATACATGTAAAATATTCCGGATTATTAACCGCTAGTATTTCCCTTTGGTTAAATTGCATTTTTTTAGGCATAATATTGATTCCTTTCTATGTTATTTATATCAAAAGCCATGAAATATACAAGACTAATACAACTAAAAGCCCTAAAGCTATATATATAAAAGTCTTTCTTTTTGGTTGTTTATAGTGTTTTTCTATGGGGTATTTGTAATGTTGTGGATATTTCAACCTATGTACTTCGCCAAATGTCATAAATGGGAAGCATTTACGCTTTAATTGTTTTGTTAAAATATCACAAATTGAAGTATAATCTTTGTTTTTCATATTATAACCTTTCACATTTAATTAAATCGTAATATTTATTATCTAATAAATTTTTAAGTTTATTAGTATTTTTAATTGTAGCGTTGTAAGATTTTTTAGCTAATGGCGAATCTATTTCATATCCAAAATTATCGCAAAAATCTTCAAATATTTCGCCGTCAACACCTAGTGAATCGCACAATAAACAATCCAAAACAGAATCTAATTTTGGTTCACCTTCTATGCCAAAACCTTGACTATAAAAAATAGTCATTTGTTTAAAGCCGTACCTAGTATCTAAATGGTTTCCGTCTAGCTTGAACTTTCTTTTAATAGTAACTTTGTAATGGTTCATGTCTTGATTATCCATATTAGGGTTACTATCCGAATGACTTGAACTTATTGAAAGATTATTATTTTTAATAAAATCTTTTATTGTAGCTTGATTCATATTTCCCTCCTTTTGTTTAATTTGTAAATTACGAATCATAAATAAAAGTAACATAATACAAAACTTATACAAGTAATATATAGCTATGTTCTTGGTTTGTTCTTTATTTTTTTTATTTGATTACCCTAAAATTGGGTATATAAGGTGTCCGGCAAAGGGTTTATGAAAAATAAAGGGTTTTCAATGATTCCGAATCAAGTGATTTGGGACGAAGATTTATCAAATGATGCAAAGCTATTATTTAGCTATTTGCGTAGCTTATCGGAAAAATACCGGACTTTACGAAATAAGACGCTGTTAATAAAGCTGGGGATTAGCTTGAATACTTTACAAAATTGCAAGGCCGAACTTATAAAATATGGTTATTTAAAGGTAATTAGAAAGACTTCCGCCAATAAATATGAATTAGCTATTCCTAATAAAGTAGTATTGCCCTACCCAAATTTTGGGCAACCGATTACCCAAAAAATGGGTAGTATTAAGAAGAGTAATACTAATACTCAAAATACTAAATATATAAAAGGGTTTAAGAAATTAAAAGGTTTTAAGGGTTGATTTAAATGTCTAATAGTTATCCGGTAACCCCCCTGCCTTACTATTTTAAAGGCAAGGAATTACAACCAACAAAAAAAAATTCTTATACTTTTAAAGAAAAGGTTGAAATTTGTATTAAGCTAAATCAAGAATATAAAGCCGGAATCTTGTCCGTTGGAAAGTTGGTTTGGATTTGGGAAAATGGCCGCTTTGGTAAGTTCACCGTTGAATGTATTATTGACGATATGCTAGAAAAGGAAATAATTAAGCTAAATCCTATTACCCTTGACAAGCGAAGATTTAGGGAAAAAAAAGGTTTTTTTGACTGGTAATTATGTAACAGTGTGTTGTATAAATATCACACATGCAAGACCCTTTCGCATGTTTTATTAAGTAGCTACTTCGTTGGAGGGCGGTTCTCTTTCCTTTCTTACCGCCCCCAACCCTAGAAAGGATTTAAAATTATGGTAGGAAGAAAAAGAAAATTAACCGATAAATTAGCTGAAAAGATTTTGGATTTGATAGCCGATGGTTTAACTATTAGACAAATATTTGAAAGGGAAGATATTCAATATACTTGGACAAGTTTTAGGAAAGAATTAGTTAGCGATTCTAATTTGATGGATAGATACCAAAAATCTAAAGAACTTGCTATTGATTTAGAATTATCAAACTTAAAAGACAAAAGACTAGAACTTGAAGCAAAAATTGAATCCGGTGAAATAGACGGCAAGGCCGGACAAAATTTAGTAAATCTTTATAAAATTATTGTAGCTTCTAGCCAATGGTCGGCTAGTAAGTTAGCTAGTAAAAAATATGGTAAACAAGCCGAAGTTTTAACGCTTAAAGGTTCACAAAACGAACCAATTAATATAAGTTGGAACAATAAATAAACTAAATTATGAATAAATTTTAAATTAAATAGGTATTATTTATTTACTAAATGTTAAATAAGTATTGATTTAATTGATAGTTTGCCATTTCTTGCACA